ATTCATGGATACGACTGCCAGAGGTGAATGTCGCGGTGGGCGGTAGCAAGGTATCGAGTCACATGGACGGCTGGGCTATTGACTTTGTGTGTAGAGGCTTTGGCACGCCACTAGAGGTCTGCAAGGCTATCGATGCAGCAGGTATCAAGTTTGACCAGATGATCCATGAGTTTGGCGACAAGGGCTGGACTCACATCTCCTTTGCGCCAGCTTTGCGTCAGCAAAAACTCACCATCTTCAGACCTCAGAATAAATACGCCATCGGTTTGTTGACGCAAGACGAATACAACAAGGCAGTATGACGAATCTTTACCAGCAGCTCCAGACCCCTGCCACGCCAGACCTGCCTAATCCACAGGATAGCTACGACAGGTTGACGGTTGCGCAGACGAATGCTGCCTTGCGTACATTCTTCTTGAAGTTGACAAATGCCTTGCAATCCATTGCGTCACCTCGCGGTGGTAGGTTTCTAAACAACCCTTACGGGGCATTCCAAGACGGCACAGACCAGACGGCAGCCAATACGACGACTGCCTATGCCATCACATTTGATACGACAGACTTCAACAATGGCGTAACCTTGTCAAACTCGTCAAGGTTTAATGTTTCTCAGGCTGGAATTTATAACATTCAGTTCAGCGTGCAGTTCAAGAACACCACTAATGACGGTCAGGATGTGGATATTTGGTTTAAAAAGAACGGCACAAACATTGACAATTCAAATAGCAGGTTTCACCTATCACAAAGAAAATCATCAGGTGACCCGTCTCACTTAATTGCCGCTCTTAACTTCTTTGTCAGTTTGGTGGCTAACGACTATGTAGAGATTATGTGGAGACCAACAAGCACTAGCGTCAGCATTGAGCACTTTGCAACCAGCTCCACGCCAACCAGACCAGCCGTACCTTCTGTCATTGCAACGGTATCGTTTGTGTCAAACCTCTCAACGGAAGCATAATTAGACCCTATGGCACTCGTACCAATCAAAATCCCTGCTGGCGTATACCGCAACGGTACTGAGTACCAGTCTGCGGGGCGCTGGTTTGACTCGAACCTTATCAGATGGTTTGAGAACACGCTGAGACCTGTGGGCGGGTGGCGTAAGCGATCAGCATCACAAATGACTGGTGTCAGTCGCGGGATGCTGACATGGCGTACTAACTCCGATGAACGGTACATCGCTGCTGGAACTCCTACAAAGCTCTACGCCATGAATGAGGCTGGAGTCTTGAAGGACATCACGCCTACAACCTTTACAAACGGCATTACAGACGCAACCATAAAAACAGGTTATGGATATGGCACTTATGGAAGTTATGCCTATGGTGTGGCGCGTCCAGACTTGGGCGGTCTTATTCCAGCTACCACTTGGTCAATGGACACTTGGGGCGAGTATCTGGTTGCGTGCTCCAACGCTGACGGTCAGCTCCTTGAGTGGCAGTTAGGCTTTACCACTCCAACATTGGCTATTGCCATTGTGAACGCGCCAACAAGTTGCGAAGCTGTGATGACGACAGCAGAAAGATTTGTCTTTGCTTTGGGTGCGTCAGGTAATCCACGCAAGGTTTCTTGGTGTGATCAGGAAAACAATACTGTCTGGACACCTGCTGCAACCAATCAGGCAGGTGACTTTGAAATCAATTCTGTCGGCTCAATCAAGTGCGGTAAGCGAGTTCGCGGTGTCAATCTGATCTTTACCGATGTCGATGTCCACGCTGCCAGCTACATCGGTTTGCCTTATATATACAGCTTTGAGAAGGTCGGATCAGGTTGTGGCGTGATCAGTTCTCAGGCAGTAGCAGCCATTGACACGGCAGCCATCTGGATGTCAAAGTCAGGGTTCTGGATATATGACGGTTATGCCAAGCCATTGCCTTCAGATGTTGGCGACTATGTTTTCCAGAACATCAACTACAACCAAGCCTCCAAGGTCTACGCTGTCCACAATAGTAAGTACGGTGAGTGCATCTGGTTCTATCCATCGAGCGCCAGCAACGAGAACGACTCCTATGTCACTTACAACTACCGCGAAGGACATTGGTCGATTGGCACTTTGGCTCGGACTGCTGGAACTGACCGAGGAGTCTTCACCTATCCCTTGATGATCTCAACTGACGGCTATATCTTCGAGCACGAAGTCGGCTACGCATACGACGGGTCTGTCCCATTTGTGGAGTCAGGTCCTTACCAGATCGGTGCTGGCGAAAATATTATGTCGGTGCGTCAGGTTATCCCAGACGAGCAAACGCTGGGCGAAGTCGTGATTTCCTTCAAGACTCGGATGTATCCGACTTCGACTGAGACGACTTTCGGACCGTACTTAGCAGCGCAACCCACAGATGTGAGGTTTGCTGCAAGACAGGTCAAGGTCAGGTACACGGGTGCAGTTCTAGAGGACTGGCGTGTAGGCGTGAACCGATTTGATGTTGTTGCAATGGGCAAACGGTGACTTAGAATTGACGCAAGAATTAAGGGCTGGAAAAGTACCTGTTTGTATTCGAGAGGATTACACTTTTTACTTGGAGTTCTTTAAGGGTAATTTGTGGTTTCACATCGACATCAAGAGATGGTCGTCTGAGGTCAAAAAGGGTTGCCAGAGGGACTTTGCTCTTTTAGAGGATTTAATTGGGAAGCCTATCGTCGCGCTGATACGCGAAGATGACATCAAACTTGCAAGATTTGCCAAGTCATTTGGCTGGTCTGAGAAATGTCAAATATCACTATTAGACGGATCGAAGGCTTTTATCTACACCAACAGGTGTAACAAGGGAGATGATATGGGTGGAGTAGTAAGCGAAGTAGGTGATATTGGTCAAGGCATCATTAGTGGCGTTGATCAGGGTTTAACTCAACTTGACGACGCAATACCGCAAGAAGCCAAGATTGCAGCAGCTATCTATGCAGCGAGTCAGGGCATACCAGTCGGGGCTGAAGGCGCTGCATTGTCTGGTGCAAATGCAGCAGTCGCTGCTGACAGCGCTTATCTTGCTAGTTCGGCTCTTACTCCATCACAGCTTGCTGCTGCTGCTGCCAGCTCGGTTGAGGCATCTCAACTGGCGGGGCTTGCTGGAAGTTCAACGACACCAAGCGTATTACAACAATTAAGTCAAATCCCGACATCATTGCCTTCTGCAACTACTTCGACAGTACCGACTGGAACTGTTGCTAATGCTGGTCTGCCTAACGCCATCCCTTCAGCCGTTACGAATGGTGCAAATATGACTGCACAGCAGGTAAATGAAATAGTAAACAAAGATCAGGCTGCATCTACTGGATTACTTGGCACTTTAGGTAATTTGTCAACTGCTCAACAATTAGGGCTTGGTGCTGCTGTTTTAGGGGCAACTGGCGCTATCGGTGGAAGTACACCAACATCAAGCACAGCAACGACTAGCATTGACCCAGATATTAAAGCTGCATTCTTACGCAATTTAGGCGAAGCCAGAGAAACTGCTGCTGGTCTAGGCGCTAGACAGTTTGCACCATATGCTGAGTACAACCTCGGCATGGTTAATAAGTACATGAACCCTTACGAGCAACAAGTTATCCAAAACTCATTGGCAGATATTGAGCGTGTTCGTCAAGGTCAAATATCTGCTGAAGGTGCAAGGGCTACCGCAGCAGGAGCGTTTGGCGGTACACGCCAAGCAGTCACTAGATCATTGGTAGACGAAGCAGCTCTACGCAACGCTGGAACTTGGCTGCACAACTTCGTCAGGGTGGCTTTGCACAGGCTCAGAACTTAGGCTTGGCACAGCAACAAATGATGCAGCAGTACGAACAACAAAGACTCGATGCACAACGCAACTTAGGTCTAGAGCGTTTGAATGTGGCGCAAGGCGCTTTGAGCTTGCAACCTGCAAGAATCGGTGAAAGCACTTCAACACCAATCTATCGAAACCCATCTGCATCAGCGTTTGGCGGTGCTTTGGGTGGTGCTCAACTAGGTTCTTTGATTGGTGGCAAAGAGTTTGGTAGCGAATACGCTGGCTATGGTGCTGGTCTAGGCGGTCTGCTTGGATTCTTAGGTTAAGGAGTAGATCATGGCAACAATGCAAGATTTTGGCGGTTTACTCTTTGGCGGTGGCGGTACTGGTCTAGAGGACTACTTGAGCGCTGATCAGCAAAGTGGAATAAGAAACCAAGCGTTGCTGCAAGCAGCAGCAGCTCTCTTACAGGCTGGCGGTCCAAGCCGTCAACCTGTGTCTTTAGGTCAAGCCCTTGGCGGTGCTCTGCAAGCAGGTTCTGCTGGGTACAGCCAAGCACAGCAGGGTGCTGTGCAGAGTTTGTTAGTAAGACAAAAACTGGCTGAAGCCAAGCGTCAGGAAGATTTCCGCAGGGCATTGCAAACGCAACAAATGCAACCGCAAATGGGTGGTGGCGGTGAAGTCACAACGATCACGCCAGATCAAGCCATATCTATGGAGGGTCTACCTGCTGGTCCTACCGTTGCGCGTGCAAACTTAATCGGTCAGCAAGTCAGAACTCCAGCTCCACAAATGTCTGAGCAAGATATGTTGTATCAAGACGCAATAAATAAATACAAAATTGCCGAGAAATATGGGATGCCAGATCAGGCAGCAAAGTATTTGGAGTCAGCCCTAAAGATCAAGCCAACTGAAGAATTTAGCACCACACCGCAATATGGGACAAGTCCAAAAGGCACACCAATATCTTTTGTAATGAGTAAGTCTGGCGGTATGAAGCTGCTTGATGTCGGCAAAAGCCCAGACTACACATATCAAGACTTTGGCTCTTATGTTAGTGTGCGTGACAAGTCTACTAATGCAGAAGTTGAGCGTATTGCTAAAACCATGTCACCTTCTGAGATGGCATCTAATCGCGTTGCTATGGGCA